CGCATATGAAATGTTTAAACCAATTCTCGAAGGATTTAAAATGTTAATAGTAGTGTGTGGTAGAAGAACCAGAGCCTTTTATTATTATACTTTCATGTGGTATACTATGATATACGCTTGTATTAGTCACTACTTCAAAGGAATAGTTGATGTGCTCAACAACATAATTCAATACATTTCAACGATGCTCACTTTAAACAGCCGTCCAGAATCAGAACAATTCAAATTCGGAATGAAAATGAGAGGCTGGATTATACCGTATTTATTTGTTATCTGTAGTACTTTAATAGGCGGAACTTCTGCAGTTGTAATAGACGAGTTATTGCTTAAGAAATCAGAAATGCAGATGCACGCAGAATCAGTAGGAATGGATGCAACAAGATTTGAAAATATAATGAAACACGGAGAGTTAGGAGGAAATCCAATAGCAGCAATGACACTACTGATGTTATTCGCAAGTTTCTTGTTATTTTATATGATAGTTGGAGTTGTGGCTTATGTAAAATACCCACTATTATACTTGTCGAATTATGCAGTTTTAGGTTATATTAAAGGCTGGATTGTATCTGTATTAAGCGGTAAAACTTATGCAAGTAAAGATGCAATCTTCCACTTATTGGTAGGAATTATTCTAGCACCACTAATAAGTTGGACACTTAAAACGCATTACAGAACACCAACATATCTGATAGTTACTGTTACCATATTATTACAAATGTCAGGATACATGGCTATGGAAGCAGAAATGGGAGATTCTATACCAGATGCTTGTTCAGGAAATGACTTAGTAACCATGATAAGCACTATGGTTAATGCAGGAATTTTTAAAATAGTTCAGTGTTTATATAAAAACAAGCACAAAATAACTAAAGATATACCAGAGTTGGGAAAAGTGACTATTGAAACACATATACCACCGAATACAGCACTTATAAGTACTACAGGTTTAGAGGTATGCGATTGCAAGAGTGTTCACGTACTAGAACAAAAAGGTCCAGTATTTAAAGGAACTAGTTACGAGAACAAACCGTACTTTATTCACAGATGTAACAGAAATATAATAGAGAGTGTTTACAGACAGTACTCAGGATTCAGATTAGGAGTAGATGCAGAAATACTCAAAGATTTCAAAATTTTTGCTCAGAAAGAATTAGATAAAATCTTGCTCCATGACAAAATCAATGGATACGAAATTAAGTGGGGAGAGTGGATTAAGAAAGTAGACAGCAAAAAGAAAACAAAGTACGAAGAAGCATACCAGTGTTATGACTATCACAATATTTCAGAATCATACCTCAAGAAACTCATGACTTATCGAATGCACACTAAAACAGATGAGAAAATGTTTGTCAATTACACAAAAGAAACTAACAGAGTAAAGGCAAGGTGTGTTATCGAAGAGGATGATACAGTTAAGGTTTTAATGGGACCGATAGTTCAACACTTAGCATCTATACAGAAAGAGGTCTGTCCATGGTATGGTAGTGGTTTAAATTTCGGAGATAGAGCTACCAAATTTCAAGAATGGATAGATATACTCGGATCAGATTACAAAGT